AACATTTAGCCCGGTTGATATGGGTACACGTAGGATCAAACCCAAAATTACCGAGACTGACGTTACGAGAATATACCTGTCCATTGTCAACCAGAACATCGTCAAAATTAAGTAACTCACCTGTAGCCTTGATGCCTGTTCGCATGATACCCCAGCCGAACAAGGCGTTTGTTATCCATGCTCTTAATTCATCCTTCAATTTAATCTGCCGGGAAACCGTATCGAGGCCAAGACCAAGGAGTTCGGCGTACCCCTTATGGGCTGTATAAGGGGTAGTGACGTTTGTAATGGGGTTTAGCATCACGAGATTAGGTACGAACGCGCGTATAGTATTGAACACAAGATTGATTGGCTCGGCAACGTCATTATGACTGTATCTCATCGGCTTGTCACGCTGATAATATTCAGGAACATACGACTTAAACATCATGCGTGTGACTTTATTGAACCTCTCAACCCGATCAAAACCGAGTATGACTATCTGCTCAATCTGTGCTGGTGTTACAGTTTCTGCCATTACGCTACTCCTGAAAAATCATAACCCCGAAGCCGTTTCGATGGGTCATGTCGTCGCTTCATATTTTTCCTATGTTGCAAAAACCGATACCCAGCCGTGTTCCTGGCGGGGGTCTTTTTACCCGCCGCAGTCTTGGGTAACTCCTTGTCATCTATCGTCAAGGCATCAGCGATAACTCTGTCACCATGCGTTTTCTTGGCCGATGCGTTCTCGTGCATCAGATTGGCCGGGCCTATCCCACCACTTGAGAAATGAATATAAGTCCGAGCTTCTTCAAGTGCTATTTTAGACCTGTTGGCATATCCGCCATATATCAAAGCCTTATCATATATTGACAGCAATAGGTATTTGCTTTCGCGTGACATATGAAAGCCATACTGGTCTTTCTTCTTATCAGTCACCTTACCAGTTGACTCAACACGGTAGAAATATGGATACAAACACTTTTTAACAATAATCCGGCCTATGTCCCAACCTGGCCCATTATTCTCCCAATTCAAAAACGGAAGACGGAATGGTTTAGCTCCGCCAAACCATAACGCCACCGCGATAATAATCTGTGCAAAATCGTAGGGCGGATACGTAGCGTCTGCCCACTCACCCACCTTCTCTCCTGTCTCCTTACATTTGATGGAGATGACTGAGTTCGATGCTCCCTGACCCTTCCCCGTATCTATCCCGAATATATAACTCAGAGCTTGGTCTGGTCGGCCATTCTCCAGTTCACACCATATTTTAAGTGGACCACTCGCACGCTCCACAGCAAATACCATACTTAAGTCTTTAGTCTTGATATAATGAGCTAAATCCCCATATCCCCGATCTTTTCTCCACTTGATGTCCCACACTGAACTGGGTGGTTTAGCATACATGGCCTCGTGGTTATCAATATTCTGTATCTGAAAGAATGACAGGCCCGGCTCGGTATCCTCGCGGAGCACTTCAGTCGCCATATACTTGGCCCCACGTTCTTTTTCCTCTTTATCGAACCAAGGCGAACGTATTTCCCACTTACCAGCTTTTGTTTGTTGGGTATATCGTCCCGCACCCTTATCAGGGTGCTCCCAATATGGCATGATAAATACTTTAATGGTTTTATCAGATCGCCATTTATTATACTCAGACCCCGGAACCGAGGTTGAATTTATAATCCGTACCAGACAGGCATCACGAGAGGCCATACGCATAGCAGAGCCATTCTGTACTGCCCCGAACTCGTCAAGTAACCCTATCAGTCGCCTATCACCCCTCGCCGCGTGCTTAGTTGTAGATTCACCATCCAGTGTAGCCCCAGTTATGGGGTTATGCCAGTGCATGTGTGACCGATTGGCCTGACCCCGAAAGCAATCAGGAGGTCTCATCCAATCTGGTAGCCACTTATTAACATAATCATGCTTCTGAAACAGGGCTTTCATATTGCCTGGCTTATCAACGTAATCCTCATTACGTGACATCTCAAGCAATTCGGTCGGTTTTTGTGACTGTCTGAAGAGCATCAGCCAATGCAAGTGATAAGCACAACACCAAGATGCACCCATATCACGGGCCTTGTCTATCAGAATGTCATCACCTGTAGTCACGCAGTCTTCAAACCTCAACAGAAGTTCATCCTGTATTGGCCACGTTATCATCGGCTGATCGGCGTGCCTGGACTCGATTCGCTTGCCTTTGTCATCCACATCGAACTGATGGAACGTCATACCAAAGGCATTTATCCAGAACAGTTGAGACTCCGCACAGGCTGCGAGTAGGTCTTTCTGCATCCCCTCATCTTTCCCAGCTTTTTCCATCAGGTCCATACGCCATTCGAGATTAGTGTGGGGAGACTTCGATATGGTTAGACCCGTCTTGGGGTCTTTCCATTCCTTCGTTGGGATTGGGAATGGTGTCGATAACTGCGGTCGTATGTCAGTTAAATGGCGCGACATTTATTAGTCATCATTCTTATAAAATGTTATTGCGGTTGGGCCAAGGTTAAAATGTGTTCCTCTGGGGCAACCAGAAAACCATCCAAAACCTATAAGCCACCTGGATATATTTATATTAACTTCAATATTATATCCAAAACGATTCAAGAATATCTTACTGTATAAACACGCCTTCATCCCACCACCTCTGTCTCTTTCTTATACCATATCGCCTGTTTCCTCAAAGGACACCGATCACTGATACCATCTCCAGAACCAATATTATCCTGCAACTTATCACACACCCAACTCTCAGGTGGGTGCTTGGTATCGCCACAAGACGAGTATGGGCACTCTTTACAGTTTTTAATATCAATTGTAATTTGCATAATTTACTTTCCCCTTTATACTTGGCGATGGAAAAGCCCCATCAATCCCCCGCATCATGTAATATTCAATTCTGTCTGCCATTATTTTGGCTAAAACTTCATGTAACATTTTCCAACCTTTTGGCATTTTCTTTTTCATGTCTGTTTCCCCTTAATATTTGGTACGTTACTAATTGGTCTCTGCGGTCCGCCCAGCCTGTCACTCAGTCTCTGTGCGGTCTCGCTACTATACCGGCCCGGCTTGGCCTTGCCCTTGTCCTCGGCCTGTTCCTGAACAGCGGCCTTACCCTCGGTGAACTCTCTGATGGTCTTGGCTACATTATGGTTGGGTTTGTGGACCACCTTTATGGTCTCACCATCCTCTAATATCTCCTCGACCCCACCCCTGGCCATCAGGAACATTTTCCTGGCCAGAGCCTCGGTTCGAGTGACCTTCTTCTTTTTGCCATCGATAATAATAGTTACCGATTCTTCGCCTATTTCTTTGAGGTATTGGGTTAGGGATTTAGGCATCTATGTCCCTGTCGGATTTGTTGAATAAGTAGTTGGTACATAACAACCAGTCACCTTGAGTTTATCTATCCAATGCGGGCCAAACCATTCAAATTGCCCACATCCAGAATTAGCCCGAAATCCACCAGACATTATCGCATGACAATGTTCTCTTGCTTTAGCACCAAGCCAATTATCTGTATCGGCACTTATTTTATAACTATGAACAGTACCACCTTTCAAATATATAGTTATAGTCGCTTCTTTCATGTCTGTTCCCCTTTCTGTTTCATACCCTAAACCTCCCCTTAACCTGTTTACGCTTCCGAGCCACCTTACGACGTTCCGGCAACCCGGCCTGGGTCTGGCCAGCGGTCATCTCCTTGGCCTCGCTGGGTGACATACCGGGCAGTTTGGCGTCGCCTGATTCGACTGCCTTAAACAGCCTGAACTGGGCTTTACTGGTGGCTTTGCGGGGCATCAGGAGGTGTCCTCAAATCTTGATTGGTTTACATAAAGCGACCACTTTACCCGCTTTTCTTTACCGCAACCTACACATTTAATAATTCCAGTCACACCACAATCTTTCACAAATGAATATTTCCTTTTACTACAAACACTACACGGTCTTACTCCATGATAAGGCATCAGAGCTTACTCCAAGTCAGTGGCCCATCCCTCTGCTCCAGCAACTGCAACACCACATCAGCCGTCAGATAAAACCCCATCTCGGTAGTCACGAACCCACCTATATCAGTCCCAACCGGGACAATGACTATCTTAAACCCCATCGTAGGGTGTGGGGTTACTGTAAGCGGCTGGGCCTCCACCTCGGTTGTGGCACATCCTGTCCCCCAGACAGCCACAGCCAGTGCTATCAGTATTGCGATTACCACGCTTATTTCTGTTACCCGTCTCATTGCTTCGGCTCTCCGTTCTGCTCTCGATCCGTCTCTCGTCTCCATCCGTGGCTCCATCCGTGGCTCCTTACTCCTAAAACGCTACTGGTTTATTTTTGTCCTTGGGACACCACGCCATTTCTACCCAACCTATCATTTTACCACTGTCGTCCAACACTGGGCCGGGGGCCGGAGCTAACTGCACAATACTTCCGTTCCACACCCTATGGAATTGATGTCCTTTTTCATAGAACAAACTGACTGGATTTTCAATATGAATCCTATGTTGTAATTCATCAGACCCATATATTGTATAGTGCCTGTTTTTCTCATCACTTATGTCATATTCTTTCATTTCAGTTCCCCTTTACATTCTGTTTACTCTGTAGGCTCCTCATTGATCTGCGTCTTAATCCGCACCAGCCAGCCAACACCACTGTTCGTGTCCGTCTGGTAGTGCAGCGTTGTGTACCCGTTCGGTATCTGTATCTCAATGCTGTGGCCAATCCCCACTGCCCACCGGATATTAGTCGCGGTCGCGGTCGTGGCCAATCCGAATAGGAACGCGCCTGTCTTAGTGCAGGTAAATCTATATCGAGCACCAGCTACGACTGTGGCCGTGGTGTTTGTGGCCGCACTCCCATTGGTCAGTTTTTGGCTCGTTGCCCCCGTGCCTATAATTGGCTGACTCTGGCCGGGGCTTGGGCTGGTATTGAATCCACCATTATCTATTGGTAATCCCATGTTATTTTCTCCTATTATTTATGACGTATATGATCTCTCTATCTTCAATGGTATTGGTGAGCCAGCAGTCCATTTACCCCCTCGTATAGTTCCATCAGGATACCATACGAGGCTCTGGCCTTTTTTGATGGGTTCGAGGCAATACACCATAGTATACACGTGCCAAGAAAGATTATACTCAATATTATAACAACACATTGGTCCTGGGCCAGTATAAATCTGACACCATCCCACTGGGTAGTCATACCGAGCCACACCATACCACACGGCCCTGTCAGTCTCGACCTCCTTAACTTCCACCCGCTCGGCTACCAGACCCACGAATGGGGCCAATATCGCTGTCTTGAGTATTTCACGTCTGTTCATATCAGTTCCCCTTTATTTACTCTGTTTACCCGCGTGTCTCCGCAACTGTCCTGTCGTTCGATTATTCCTATGAAATTTGGCCTCCAGTTTGCCTTTTCGCACTCGGAAACTTATATCATGGGTCAAATAACAGTCGCAACATGCCAGCTTCATTCCAGTTTTGGGCATGTTAATCCATTCTCCATCCCATACTTGTTCGTATGTCACTGCTGTTTTGGCTGTCATATCACCGGGCCAGGGAATTGAACCCCGCAGCGTCCTGACTGGCCATCTCCAGTGCCCGGTATATCAGAGCGGTAAGGATTGTCCACCTATTGTAGCGCAACACGCCGCCGCTCTGTTACTATTAGCCTGAGCCGACTCCGCAGAGTACACGCCCTGGCCTGTTGAGGACTGTTGCCCTCTATATCTACCGAACATTTCCCTCCTGAGCCAGTGTTTTGGCCAAAATTCCATATAAAATTCCATATAAAATTCCATATAAAATTCCATATAAAATTCCATATCTCATTTTTGACCAGTGGGTGTCAGAGACTCCTTAAATTAAACCAAATTAAACCAAATTAGATTAGATGGCCAACCCATATAACACACGATTTGGCCTGTTTTGTGTTCAAAATGGTTCTTACATGTGATGAGCATCTCATCTACTGTATTTTTATCCCACCTATTTTTGGCCGGTGGGTGTCACTCGATTTGGCGTTTTTTGTGCTGGCCGGCGGGGTCCGAGAGGGGGGAGGGGACTCCGGCCTGGCCAAATCCGAGGGTGGGACCCCCCACCCATACCCGATACAGGCCCGATACAGGCCCGATACAGGCCTTGCCTATACGTGCCCCTACAAGCTCGCTGCTGCCCGTCTAATGGACGATCTCCATGCCATGCGTATGGAGGCGGCTATAGTATCAGGGGGCAAGTGTTACACTTGTAACAGTTGATCTGGACACCACCGATACGACAAGTTGTCGTACCATAATAGGATTACAACTGTAATCGTAGTGTACTACGTCAAGTAGTACAATTGTACGAAGGTCTTCGTAGGAGTTAGTTTATCCTAACAATTACATATGTAGGGCTTTAGGTATGGTGCAGGTTTTTCCAGAGATTAGATTCTCTAAATAAAACTCAAGTTAGCCTATAGGTTCTGCACCATATGTAGGTAGGTACATAGGTAAACGTACATCTAATGTGTCGTTTAGTAAGACTAATATAGTATTATACGTACATATGTAGGTAGGTAGGTATGGTGTAGGTTTATACACATAACTTTAAAAAATATTAGAGAATCTAAAGTCTGTAAAAAACCATAGCATATGTAGGTAGGTACATATATAAAACTGAGTATTATATCGGGTAAAGTCTGACAAACCAGGTGTCTAATCGCTCGGCACTGATGATAAAATAAAATATATTTTAGGATGTAAATACCGTCTGATACTGGGGTTATAGTCTGACTCTGATATTTATTCGAGAAAAAGACTTGACAAAATACAGTTTTTGTCTATAATTAGGTATAGACATATAATGCTATTTGACAATTGTAAAATAGGAGGTTATCATGTAACCGATACAGGGAAAGCCTGTAGTCAATGACCGTTATTCTTGATGGTCATTGACTATGAGTTTTTAATATTTATTGGAGATTGAGATTATGAAACGAGTGTCAAAAATTATAGAATATCAAAAAGTAATTAACCGACTTGTTGCAATACGAGATTATGACTTATTTGAACTTGAGAATATTTGTTTGTGTAGAATTGGTCATATTGCTTGTTGGGAAAGTTTTGTTCATGCTTTGGAAGATTTACTTGCAAATGGCAGTATTAATAAAGTCGGAAACGTAGTATTTAAGAAACGATAATTTTATTGGAGATTGAGATTATGATTACATTAAAACAAGCAAAAGCATTAAAATATGGTGATTACGTTCACCACAAAACAGCAAAAAACTCAGACGGCACGCCACAACGGTTCCGAGTAAATGGCAAACCTAAAACTTGGAAGCGATCCCCGGAACGTGTACAAGTGCCAGTCAAACGAGGTATGTATGAATTTGGTTATTTGACAGAGCATAATATATCTGAGTTTAATCTCGGGTATAGTGACTAATCATTTTCTAATACCATAGCGTAGTCGATACGATATAATACAATACGCTATGGTGTTAGGTAATGATAATATTAATTTATTTAAGGGAAACGATTATGGATAAGAACATTTTAGTACAATACGACGGCGGCGGATACGACGGATGTATCTGGGAGTGGAATTTCTTTTATATTGACCAAAACGGTGGATTTGAGAATATCCATAGTTCTGGTAGTGGTGGAATCATGGACCTGATAGCCGCAACCGAATTAATAGAGAACGGCAAGAATAGTTTTTCCAGTAGAGTTTTCATCTATCATCTTGATAATGAGGATGAATTGACCGAATTTGCCAATGAGAATAATGTCGGCCTGATCGCTGGAGTGGTCAAGTGGTTTAATGACTACAACGTGCCGGATGTGCAGCCGTTCGCTATTTGCTCCGGTTGTGGGCAGCAATTTGACGACTACGATGATATATGTCTTGAGGACTTTGCTGGTTGTGGTGGTATCGCAATATCGGCTAATACTCTGTTATGTTATGAGTGCCGATCGGCTAATACTTGTGATTGTTGTAGTGAATATGTTGGCGAATCAGAGATAATAGCTTTATATCAAGTAGAACCTGAAAGCGATTTAGCACGCGAAAACAAATATACTTTACAGGCTGTTCAAGAATTGATAGATGATAGTATTGGCTTAATTTGTTCTTATTGTCTTGACGATAGAGCAGGGCAAATAGAACAGAACGAACACGAGGACTTGCGCTGGCAATCGTTCGCAACCGGCATGCCTGATATGTTTTCGGACGAAATGCGTTGGTTGTGGGCAGCATATTAATATTGACATAATCTCTCTTAATACCGGGCCGGACCGTTTCCGGTTCGGTATTAGGGGAGTAGGTAATGATAACTTATTAATGGTTTATTTAAGGGGAACGATTATGACCGAAAAAATGACACAATATAAAGCATGTAGTATAGCCGAAGGGTTTTGTGGTTATGAACCAACAGAAGAAGAACAAATTGAAGCTTGGCAATACTTGATTGATACTGGATTGTGTTGGAGCTTACAGGGTTTTTATGGTCGAACAGCAACCACCCTGATTGAACAAGGTATTTGTAATGCAGCATAATCTCTCTCTTAATACCGGGCCGGATCGTTTTCGGTTCGGCATTAGGGGAGGTTGCCCAGTAGTGGACGGGCAAAAAGAAGGGGTAAGAAAATGGCATATAGAAACTTAACGCAAGATCAATTTTCAGCTGTCAAGGATTTGGCGGCGTATATTTGTGAGGAAAGAAAGCTAAAAACTATTGGTGAATATAAACGTGTTGGCAACGAGATCATTGATGAAATAGAGGCAGGTACAAAAAGTTTCTCGACTGATTGCCAAAACAAAATATCAATTATAGAGGTTAATTAACCGCAGGCCGGGCCGGGATACTCCTCCTCTCCTAATCCCGCCGGTTTGCTTTGAAAGAATGGTAAAATGGAATTAACGAACGAAAATGTAGAAAATGTATTTATGGATTGCTTGTTCAAGGATGGAGAAAATACCGATGAGCATATAAAGGCTGAAGGCATAACTTCAGTGGTTGGATTTCACCCAGAACGGCTTGAATCTTGTCGAGAAAATGTAAAGTCTATGTTAGATTGTTTGCCTTCTGACTTTCATCAAAACGAAGGCGGTGGAATGTCTTTTCTCAATGCCTGTAATGATAAAAACGGCAAACAATGGACAGATTTTCACCAAAGGATGGAGCAACTATTTCAATTGGGCATTGCCCTTGATTTGGCGAAATACCTAATGCCAAAAGAAATGTGGAGAGCATTGCCCGGCGGAATGCCCTACATAGTTATTGTTGCTTAACTCAACAACCCTCTCCTCTATACCCGGCTCTATTATGGGGCGAGTCGGGACTTGATGAGAATGATTAACCTTATTATGAGGTGTGAAAATGACAGAACAAGAGTACATCCATGCTACAAATTTGGCAAAAGTGCATATAGCATATAACGCATTAAGAGATACCTTAATAAGTGCCGAGGACAAAACATTCACCGAAATTGAGCATATTAACATAATGCGTGGCCTTGATAAATGGAGAAGTAATTTGTTAAATTTACTGCAAAAAAAGATTGATTAGCTCCCAAATATCACAGCAATAGCTGGACATATAGTCGGGCTTAACCGAGATCGTCGCTTAGGCGGCGTCTCTGATTGAAAGGGTAGGGAAATGAGTGAAAGCAAACATACGCAGGGGCCGTGGTCGTATCATTACACCTCGAATCACGATGATATGATAATTGACAGTGAGGATGATACAGTTATTTACCATGCAGCAAATTGGCCCGTAGACGAAGCCAACGCCCGCCTCATAGCAGCCGCCCCGGATTTGCTGGGAGCGTGCGAGGCTGTGGCTATCGAATTTGAGTGTTTATCTATTGGCTTGACACCTCCCGAATGCACTAATAAAGATAATTTATGTGTTGTATGCCAATGCCAAGCTGCTATAGCTAAGGCCAAAGGAGAATAAAATGGAAAAGATACACCCATACTACCAAAAGCAAGAACGTAAGAATATGGAACTCGTGGACTGCTGGGGCAAGGCTATGTGGTATGGACTACTGATCTGCCTGGTGGTACATTGGTTAATTTGTGTATTGGAACATTAATATTAATTGAAAGGAAATAAAATGCCAACAGTAACAAAAACCAAACGTAAAAAAATGTTGGAACGACAGCAGTATCATTGTGCCTGCTGCAAAACCCACACTCCAACCACAACCGATGCACGGCACGATACAGTGTCCAACTACATGCTCTGCCCTCTGTGTATGATCCTGATAGGCAGCGTCCGAGCCTCGCTGGACCGGGGAGTAGGTCGTGACCACATCGCAATGTACCTCGGCCTGCCCCCACTCGAACTCCCTGCTGATGGTACACAGTCAGCGGCTGAGAAACGGGCAGCAGGACGCCAGGCAGTTATCGACAAACAGGTACGCAACTCTGATGGGTCATTGATGACCATCGAACAGTACGACGCTCAGTTCGGTACTGACGAAGCACGAGCAGCCCATCATCAGTCAACCCATGATGGCCTTATGAAGCACGAGTAGTCTATTGTGGACTGACTGGTGAATAAGCAATAACCGAGTAATTGAATTTTGGAGATCGAATTATGTTTAAGATAATATGTATAAAACCTATGTACACAATTCAAGATGAGGAAAATGGTAACTATCTACACTCTGATGGTAGCTGGTTTATGCTGTGTCCAGAGTGGTGGCCCACCCGCGAATTCGCCCAGGCCGTGCTGGATAAGTACCAGCCACCCAAGCCAGAGCATGTGTGGGAGCATGGGGATGTGTTTAGGAGAGAGTCCGGGACAGTAATGGTGTATTTGGTTATAGCCGATGTGGGGCCAGTCGTGTATTTATTAACTTACGCTGGTCCCGGCAAAGGCATGTTAGACATTTGTTTGGCAGATGCCACCTTCATTTGCAACATCAAAGACGCCGTGTCCATGTGGGAGTCACTCTAATGCCCAGAACCACCAAAGAAGTTGCGATCAGGCGAACCAAAATACTCTACGAACAGCAGGACCGGCGATGTCCGGTTTGTGACCTTGAGATGGCACACAAAGATGAGAATGATAATACTGTACGCAAATACGAGGACAAACCAACTGGGGTGATACTATGTGCAAGCTGCCGGTTCATGGTCAATTATGTGCGTCGTCATGCTGGCCCCCGGCTTGACCGGGCTATTCGGCTGGTTAGGACTGGTAAAGTATAAACAGGTAAAATACACAGGTAAAGTATAAGCTGTGCTTATAGTAGGGTAAGTACAGCTTATACAACCTGTTGTGATTAATTTTTTATATTTTTTGGTCTGAAATAGTGGCTTAAAAGGGATAAGTCTGGTATATGTAGCAGGAGAACATAATGAAACGAAATCTAACTATCAACGAAGAAAAAGCCATACGTTTGGTACACCATGAGTTCGGGGGCAAGGGTATTAAAGAAGCAGCCGCGTGCATGGGCCGGTCGATAAGAGCCGTGCAACGGCTGCTTAATAGTGCGAATAAAAAAGCCCCGCAGATATTCCCGATCCTCACTCCCCAACATCGGGCAATTTTGTCTATGTACGACCAACACATGAGCCGTGCATCTATAATGGCTGGGTTGGGTATTACAAAAAAGGTACTGGCTCGTGAGGTGGAGTCTCTACGATCATGGGGATTTTTATTCAATCGTGTTATGAACCAGTACCGGCCTTCGATGGATGGTCGGGTTCGGGAGAGGTTTTAATTGAAAAGGGTAAGATAATGCTAAAACTAACAGGCGAAAGAAAAACAAGTGTTTGTGTATCAGAAATGAAAGATGGGGATGTGGCGGTTATTGTGGACTGGACGTGTCGTTCGTATATTGGCAGGGTAGTCCAGCGATACGGCGATTATCTAATAACCATTGGAGGCAGGTGTAGTCAAGGTTGGGGTGAATATTTCAAAAGTGAAAACATAGGTGGTTCTTGTGAAGTTCGTATTCTCGAAAAAGATGAAACCCTCGTTGTGGAGTAAAATATGACCTACCACTGGACAACCCCAATCCGATACGTTAAAGGACTCGGCCCAGTCAAAGCCCGCGAACTTACCAAACTCAAAATAAATACAGTCGGAGACCTGTTGGAGTATCCCCCGCTACACTACATTTATCCCGGCGGAACATCCATTGCTGATGCTAAAGAGGGGCATGTAGTCATTAAGGCTGTGGTCGCCGAACTCAAACGAGCACTGGGCCGAGGTAATATTGTCGAGGCCGTATTGGTTGACCAGTCCGGGGCGTGTCGGGCGCGATGGTACAATGGGGCATACATGCTCCAGAGTCTCCGACCCGGCATAACAGTGACATTCTGGGGTAAGTATAAGGGTGGAACACTCCAACAGCCCAAGTGGACTACTATCGGATCGAGTATGGAGGACGTGTACGGAGGACAGTATGGGGTACACCATCAGACGATTCGGGCTGCACTGAAGGAGGTATTGGGTAACGTGGAGTTGCCGCCCCTGTATCAAGGGCTTAGTAGAGAACTTACTTTTAGTATGTTCCATTTTCCCGAAACCAAAGATGCAGAAAAGGAAGCTCTTAACACCCTCAAATTCGACGAGTGCCTTCAGATGCAACTGGCCTTGGCCGAGCGGAGGAAGGGGCAGAGAAGGCGAGCAGGATTGGGACAGCGGGTATCACGGGTTATGAAATGGGATGAACAACTTGATGGTGCAATTATATCATATTTTCCTTATGTCCGTACTTTTGAACAAAAAAGAACCATGTTCACAATTGCAAGAGAATTATGCCACAAGGCCACCCCCATGCAACGCCTCATTCATGGCGAGGTCGGGTCGGGTAAGACCGCCGTGGCGTTCTATGCGGCCATGCTCGCTGCCTTGAATGGCAAACGCACCCTGATCCTGTGTCCAACTACGATCCTCGCCCAGCAACACTACGACACCCTCAAGGGGATGGGGTGGGATGATGTGTCATTATACATTAGTAAAAAGAATAAGCTAATGGATGTGTGCTATGGTGGGCTTGGGCCTTGCATTACAATTGGTACTCACGCTTTATTAAATAATGAACAATTATTAAAAGGTGCATCCCTCGTCATCATAGACGAGTTCCAGAAATTCGGCGTCGAACAGAGACAGAAAATACAACGTCATAATCCTCATCTCCTCCTGCTAAGTGCCACACCCATACCGCGTACACTCGCGGCGTCGGTTTTCGGAGACTTGGATGTGAGCACAATCAGGCAGTTGCCCATCGAGCGGGGTACAGTCATCACTCGGTGGGTGCTGCCTGAACGCAGGGAGGCGATGTATGAGATTATTGAACGGGAACTGGCTGTAGGGCATCAGGCGTATGTGGTGTATCCTCGTATCAGTGGTGGGGATGAGGATGTGGTGTCAGCGGAGAGGGGATATGAAGAATTAGTGGAAAAATATTTTGGCAAATATTGTACATACTTATTAACAGGAAAAAATGATACCAACTATAAGAGTAAAGTTTTACGCTGCTTCCGAGAAGGCAGTATAAATATTCTCGTCTCCACTATCATAGCCGAGGTCGGACTGGACAACCCCAACGCCACTGTCATGGTGGTGGAAGGGGCAGACCGCTTCGGCCTGTCTCAACTCCACCAACTCAGAGGCCGGGTATGTCGGTCAACAGACACGGCGTTCTGTTTTCTGGTATCAGAGACAGCCAACCAAACCAGCATCGACCGACTGGAGGTGATTGAACGGTGTAATGATGGATTCGAGATAGCCGAGGCCGACCTGCGGTTACGCGGGCCAGGCGAGGTGTTCAGCACTCATCAGCATGGATTGCCTGATTTGAAATTCGTGTCGTTGGTCGATGACTACGACCTAATGGTTGAAGCTAAGGAATTGGTTCAGTCCAGGTCGGTCGGGGGTGGTGTGAGGGAAATGATGAAACTAAAATATGGTGATAACTTAAATTTAGGGAGTGTGACATGAAATGTATAATAATTTGTATTATGGTGTTTGTAATACTGGGTTTGATGTTAGTAGGTTCTTTACAACATAAAGAATTTCTTAAATCAAACGCAACAGAGAAATGGGTTAAACAAGGATTTGAAGTTATAGATTATGAGGGGTGGCAACTTGGTTTTGGTATTGTTGGCACATCGTATGGAGGTGCTCGTGTGTGGCATCGATTGCGAAAAATACCTGATAACGGTATTACATATAGTGGTAGTCTTTTAAGATGGGGTAATGAAATACACGTATATGGCCCCGATGCTGTTGAGGCAATTCCACCCAAATAACATTATAGGATTAGGAGAAGTGACATGAAATTCAAAGTAGATGACGAAGTTAGAGTTATAGCGAGCAAGGAGAGGCTGGAGGAGCTTAGTATTGGGATAGATATAACTGGACAAATGGGAGTTATAGTTTATGTAGGTAAGACAAGCTATGATATAAAGATTGGAAGTAATAACTGGTGTGTTGAAGATCAAGACATCGAACTGGCCTACACCGCTGCACAGACAGACGAACCAGATCGCACCTTTGTCGAGTATTCTGGTGGGAGGTTAGAAATAAAAAACCCACCACCAGGCACAAGTGGTGCTTCTATCCGCACCTTCGACACAGGAGCAACCCGCGACACAGCCGAGGGTAAACTGGACTACGTGAGGGCATTGTCACCTATAGTCCTGCGTCGGTATGTGCAATACCTAAACAAGCATAGGCTACAATCCGATGGTTCGTACCGGGATTTCGATAACTGGAAGAAAGGCATTCCACAAGAGACCTATCTAAGTAGTGGGGCACGTCATTTTATGGCTGTTTGGCTACTGGCTGAGGGTTATGAGGTATCAGACAACCACGGCCCGGTCAACGAAGAGGACGCCCTGTGTGGTGAAATTTTCAACGCAATGGGCAAACTGCATGAAATATTGAAGGCGAAATTAAATGTGGCAAGATAACGTAAATGGATTATTTGAGTTTCTAAGTGGATTTTTTATCCTACTTCATTGTGTTAAAATGTTTAAGGATAAAAAAATACGAGGTGTGAGTTTATTGGCTGCTGTTTATTTCACTACTTGGAGCTATTGGAATTTACATTATTATCCACATCTTGAACAATGGTGGAGTTTTGGTGGGGGTGTTTTTACTACAATGGTACATACTCTTTGGTTTTTTATGATAGTGTATTACATTTGGAAGGAAAAACATGAATACTAAGATCGTGACATACACAGGCAAGTCCTTTGACTTGCTCAACCCAACACCAGAAATGGTGTGTATAGAGGACATTGCTCGCTCCCTGAGCTTGCTGTGCCGGTATACGGGCCATACCAAGGAGTTCTATAGTGTAGCTCAACACTGTGTACTGATGGTCAAATCAAACTTATTTAATGACCCATTGGCTGTGCTACTCCATGATGCAGCCGAGGCTTATATCGGGGATATGTCGAGTCCTTGGAAGCAGTTGTTGTGGATACATAGGTTCCGGGGAAGTGAGGCATCTGTTCAGTCTGTTAAAGACTACGAAAACAGAATCCAAAAAGTAATAGGAACAGCACTGGGAGTTGACCTATCTCACTCTCCAGAAGTCAAAGAGATTGATAACAGGATGTATGCCACAGAAATCCGTGACCTGATGCCAGAGTCCGAGGAGTTTGGAAAATGGCGGGGTAATTTGAAGCCTTTTGATTTCCATATAACACCTTGGGAATGGTTCTCAGCAGAACAAATATTCTTACGAACATACTATGAATTGAAGGAGACCAAATGAGCCGAGTCCTCATCATAGGCGACCCTCACGAACCACCTTGTCACCCTGGATACCGAGCGTTTTATCAGAAACCAAAGGAGATCAAATGCCAACCCCAAAATTAGACACAAAAACACAACAAAAAATTGAACAAGACTTAGCAGCGGGAAAAACCGCTAAGTCAATTATGAAATCTTACGGAGTGAGTGCTGGGACTGTTAGCAATGTGAAAAATGGTATCCTCGCAACAGATTTAGAACTTAAAAGGCTTCAACAACGAGCTTCTGATTCAGGTCGTAGGTATAAAAATGCTCTGTTAGAAATCGACCGACTTAATAAAGAACTCCAACAATTCGTAACAGTCACAGACCACATGAGGTATTTTCGTCCTGCGATTATTAAACCAAAACAAGGTGGAAAAGGTGAGGCCACCGCGATGGTTTCGATAACAGATTGGCATTTTGAAGAAACTGTTGACCTTGCCGCAGTTAATGGAGTGAATGAGTTTAATCTTAAAATTGCACAAAAAAGAATAGAACGATTATGGCAGAGTGTCGCTGGGATTGTAGATATGTGTCGAACCAAAGACCGGATTGACACAATTGTTGTTATGCTCCTTGGTGATTTGGTTAATGGTTGGATTCACGAAGAATTTTTAGTTACAAACTCTCTAACACCCCCCGAAGCTGTTTTACAAGTTTTTGATGCTTTGATACCTGGATTAAATTTTTTACTCAAAGAAACAAAAGCCAAGGAACTTATTGTACCATGTGTATGTGGTAATCATGGTCGGATTACAAAACGAAAAATGTCTAAGAAGAGTGCTGAGACTACTTATGATTGGCTTATCTATCAACTACTTGCTCGGTGGTTTGAAGCCCAAGGTGAAAAACGAATTCGATTTATATTACCACGTGGTGACATAACCTACATCAAAATATATGATAAGGTTATACGCCTTACACATGGTGACAACATCAGATACCAAGGTGGAATTGGTGGGGTACACATCCCATTACGGAAAGCATTAGATAGGTGGAACACCTGTATGCGGGCTGATTATAATTATTTGGGGCATTGGCATACAAATCTATCTGGTGAAGATTATCGAATGAGCGGGTCTCTGATTGGTTATAATGAATTTTGTATCCGCATTAAGGCACAATACCAACCAGCAAGTCAAGCATTTGAGTTGCAACATCCCCGTTACGGGGCAACTGGAGCTTTTCCGCTTATATTGTCTTAGGTGAACTAATGTCCAAAGGATCAGCAAGACGCCCAACAGCCATTACCCGCGAAGAACACGAACTCAGATGAAAGTTGGCTGAGGGCCGGATCACGTTCGATGAGTTCGAGAAGCGGTATAAGGTGTTGGCCCAGCAGGGTAAGACTAAAAGGAGGTTCTAATGGAAGCGTTTATAATATGGGTGAGACATAATAAAAAAGCATGGATTGATAAGCGTCATACCTGTGGTGAAATAATTGCAAGAGATCGAGGGCAAAAAGAAGGTTGGCGGGCCGCTTTGGAATGGACATTAAAAACAGCAAAAGAATTGGACGAGCAAGATATCCCTATTGATATGGGGGATGTAATCAGACAAGAACTGGAGACCGAGGACTAATGACCAAACCCAACCCAGACCTGATACCAATACGACGACCCATCTCCCCGCTCACGGCTGATAGGGTCGCCCAGGTTACGTTTGATCGGCTCGTGGCCGGGTGGGGGCTGGTCAACGTCAAGAAGATTGTTAAGGCTCTGAGTGGACAGGTGAAGGCCGAGGCCAAGCGTAGGAAAGGGATGAAGGGGAAATGAGATGAAAGACTATACGGCAGGACTAATAAGACATCGTTGTTCAAATTTGATGCGAATAGGTAAACCAATAAAAATTTACAAGGACGACGAAAAAAAGGTGGATTGTCCAAATTGTAAAAAGAGGATTCAAGTATATATCACTAAAAAATTCTACCGCCATGTATCAACAGCGAGGGTAATATGCCCCTAAACAAATTCAGAAACCAATCCTGCCCCTGCAAATCAGGGAAGAAGTTCAAGTACTGCTGTCTCCAAGACCATTACGATGCACGGGCCAAGGTGGTGACACCGATACAGAAACAAGAGAAGGCCAAAGAGCAGAAGTATTGGAAAAAGAAGTATGATGATGCTACATTAAATAAAATCAGTGCTTCAGTAGGAGAATCAAGTGTCTGATTACAAAACCATACTCGAACAGGTAAGCTACCCAACCGACATTCTATGTCTTGATTTCGAGTCATATTTCGACACCGAATACAGCCTCGACAAGATGTCCACGATAGAATATATCAACGACCCTCGGTTTGAGTTGACGGGGTTGGGATACGGGCAGTGTGGTAGAATGGCATTTATCCCCCCACACTTAGTAAAATTTTTCCTTGATGATGAAGTAGCATGGGACACTACCACCATCCTCGTCAAGCACGCCCGATTCGATGTTACCATACTCCAGAACCACTTCAATATAATTCCCAAATATATCATTGACCTCGAAGACCTCAGTCGTCACTACGATTCTCGCATGTCCCATAAGCTCAAAGACCTTGCCCCAATGTTTGGCCTCAAACCCAAGGGTGATACCATGCAGTTTAAGGGTCTACACTGGGTCGACATGACCCCTTACCAGCATAAAAACTTGGCCGAGTATACCATAACCGATGTCGAGGACGAAACAGAACTATTCAAAATACTCCTACCCAAATTGACCAATCCCAAAACCGAACTCGCCTTGGCACGTCACACCCTTGATCTCTGGTTGCACAAAAGGTTCGTAGTTGATCTCGACTTGGCCAGCAAAATCAAAGTACAAATGCGAGGTAAGATAGCCTCGGCCATAGCCGCATCAGGTCACACACCCAAAGAACTCCGCAGTAAGAAATTCGTAGGTTGGTTACAAGAAGTACTCCCTGATGGCGGGACCGTACCAATGAAACAAGGCAAGCGGGGTAACATCCCGGCTTTGGCTAAGACCGATGCGGAATGTCAACAGCTTGCGGTACATTCCAAAAAAGAAGTTCGTGATCTTATTGCTGCTAAACAAGGAGCAAGCGAATGGAACGCGCATATTAAGAAGGTTGGTAATATCGTTTCCCAATCTATAGCTAATGGTGGTTTGCTTCGGGTAGCAATGAGTCACAATGGATGTCATACTGGTCGTTGGAGTGGTTGTGAAAAATATAATTTGCTTAATATGACCAAACGAGATCGTGATGGTATTATAACAGACCCACTAAAAAAAGAGACTCGTAAAACACTCTCAGCCCCAAAGGGATATATTTTTGGTGTTTGTGATTCATGTCAGATCGAAGCTCGTATTGCTTTTTGGCTTGCTGGGCAACAGGATATGCTCGATAAGTTTGCTGAGGGAGTTGATTTATACTCTGAATATGCGTCTGAATTATTCAATGAGCCAGTACGTAAACCAAAAAAAGACGATCCCCCTGATATATTTTTTAGACTTGATCTTATGCGTAACACCATCGGAAAAACGAATATGTTAGGCGACCAGTATGGTCTTGGGGCAACTCGGTTCTATAATAATTGTTTATCTAACCCAATCCTTCGGCCTTTGTTTGACAATGGAACTTATAATTTCAAATTTTGTAAACAAGCTATTGACCTTTACCGGAGTAATTGTTATAAAGTACCCCAATATTGGGACGAAGTAGAAAAGGCGTTCCGCCGAGTGATTAGGTTCCCGCACCTTGAAGTTAAGGTGGGGTTGATGATATTCAGGTGTGTAGGTACTACTGTTGAAATAGAACTACCCTCTGGCCGGGTACTGTATTATCGCCACTGTAAAATCGACAGAAAGAAAAAAATCAAATGGCATCACGGGACACTATGGGGTGGTAGTATTTTAGAGAATATAGATCAGGCCATTAGTCGGTGTCTGTTAGGCTATTGGATACTGAAATGTGAAGAAGTTGGTATCCCTATTCAGATGCACATATATGATGATATAACAACGATATTGCCTGTCGATCAGGCCGATGAGCTACTGGCCAAGCAGATGGAAATCATGCGGTCTCTGCCCGACTGGGCTGCGGGGTTGCCGGTGGATGTTGAGGGTAAGTTATCAAGGACTTTGTAGGAGACAGAGAAATGAAAATTAAAACAGCGATCAAACATTTTGTCAAAGAGGATAAATTAAAAGAATTTAATTGGTTGGGTAATTTATTTATAGCTATAATATGTATTCCATGCAACATTCTATTTCTTAGGGAACCAAAATGAACCCAACCCGTAGACAATTCCTAAAACAAGCAGCAGTCACGGTCGCTGCGACTGTTGTGGCTCCGAGTGTATTGGCTGGGAGGGAACCATCAGTTTGTAAAGGCTTTCCGGGGTATAAACAGCAGCCGTATATGAAATGGAGAAATTATACTTGCACTTATAATTCTGCACATCAAGAAGATGCTGTAGATAAAATGAGAGTAGCTTCCAAAGCCCGCCCCTTCAAAGTTCCTCTTGGTGGCTGGATATGAAAACCAAAAAACAAAAAATCCTCGACTTTAACACCTTCTACGAAGCAGCCAAGGTCGGTCAACGCCCGAAACGCCAATCCAAGAGTGGCATCCCAACTCACCCGGTCGTGCCTGTACCCCCACTACCGGAACTGGGCAAGGGCGGGGTGCAAGATTTATGCTACAGATGGCTCAAAGCCCGGCGTATCCTATGTAATACCCATGCCTGCGGGTCTGGGCCGGGCCATGCCATCTATGGGATTAAACACTCTGGGGACATTCACGGCTATCTACCTGATGGAAGGGGATTCGAGATTGAGACCAAACCGGGCAAGGGAGGCAGGCTGAGTACTGGCCAACAGGAACGGATGATGGATGTTCTGGCCACGGGGGGGTTGTATTTTGTGGTGCATGGGGTTGCCGAGTTAGAGTATTATATGAAGGGGTTGGTATGATAGTGTTTCATGTATGTTCCTATAAGAAACTGCAAAGATATATGAAAACTGGTTATATAATTCCCCCGGTAAAAGCATGGGAAGTCATTGAACAAGCAAAACGTATGAGTATTAGCACGGGTAGAAGAATCATATTAAGACTACGATTCCCTAATAATGCAGCTAAACTCAAGGGCCATTTCAATCAGGCTCGTGTATTATATAACAAATATAAAATAGAGAATATATAATGCAGAGACCGAGACAAACGACTCAACAACTGATACAAGGGGACTGTCTTGAAGTCATGGCTGGTATGGAACCAGACAGTAAAGATTTAGTTTTTGGCTCACCACCCTACGAAGACGCTCGTACTTATGGTATTGATTTTAATATCAAGGGACAGGAATGGGTTGATTGGATGGTTCAGGTGTATATCGAGTCACTTCGGGTATGTAAAGGGCTTGTGGCTTTTGTGGTTCAGGGCAAAACCAAAAAATTTCGTTGGTCAGCCACCCCTGCCCTTCTTATGGCCGATCTGCATCGTAATGGGATACATTTACGAGATTGTGTTATTTTCCATAGATATGGTATTCCTGGTAGTGGTGGTCCTGATTGGCTTCGGCACGATATAGAGTATATCATTTGTGCAACATCTGGAGGTAAACTCCCGTGGAGTAACAATATTGCTTGTGGGAAGCCACCTAAATATAAAACTGGTGGGGCTATGTCACACAGATTAAAAAATGGCAACCGCAAAGAAGTTCCTTCATGGTTCAAAGATGGTATGCATACAGGTAAACAAAATACATATCGTATACCCGAAATATCTAATCCCGGTAATTTATACCAACATGGGGCCGCTGGTGGTTGTAATATTGGTTCCAAACTCGCCCACGAAAACGAAGCCCCATTTCCAGAGAAATTAGCTGAGTTCTTTATCAAATCCTTCTGCCCGCCCGGAGGGACAGTCCTCGATCCGTTCATGGGATCAGGAACAACACTGGCCGTAGCTAAGAAAAATAACCGTAATAGTATTGGTATTGATATAAGGGAATCACAAATAGAACTAACACAAAGGAGACTAAAATGAAACCGTACCTGGTAACAGTAGAAGCAAAACTCAAATATACTATAGAAGTCCACGCCGAGACCGAGACCGAGGCCGAACAGACAGCCGAGGAACTGGACATCGACAACATTGAGAACGCCGGGGAGTTCGTAGAACTGATGGGTGTTGAGGCCATTGATGTAGAATGTCTATTATCAGAAAAAGAAGAAAAGGAAGAGGACATGGCTTTGGCAGAGGCCACAGCAGAGGCTTCGGAGGAGGCCATAAATGAACGGGATCAAGAGATGATTGATAGTCTACCACCCTTATCTGAACCAGTATCCCGGCCAACAGACCCAGCAAACCCGGCAGCAGACACGGCTTCGGGGGATGAGGTAGTGGAATCAGACCCAGACATAGTGGCGGAACAGAATGTGGCGACAGACAATGAGACAGTCATCTTGGCAGCAGATGGGACGATTGCGGAGGGGGCCAACCATGAGTAAGAAAGTTGAAATATTTCGGGTGCTTCGTTATGTGGGAACCCCTGAATTTATCGGGGAACACATAGAAAAAAGAGGTGTTAAAGGTAGACGCCAAATGGAAGGGAAATACGTTGGTTGTTTTATAGAAGAAGCGTTTCTTGGTGAGACCCCCAAGGCAATAGAACAGGAGGCCGATCATGACTGACCAATTAAACCTATCAGCAACCTCCATCCAATGCTTCAAATCATGCCCAATGAGATACTATTACCGTTACATCCTTGGCCTCACCCCCATCGAGGATACGGACGCCCTCCGGGTCGGTACTAATTATCATAGGATACAGGAGATAGCCGATGCCGAGCCGGGCGGGGTGTGTGAGTGCATAGATGATGGACAACTTGCAAAAGAGTGCACACTTTGTGGAGGCATTGGTACTAACCCAGAAGACCCGATGGACGCCGTGATCCGACATCTCAACGAGCGGTATGATACACCGCCCCTGTCTAAGACCGTAGAGGAGTGGGAGACCGAGAAGATCACCCTACTCTACACTCTGGTCGGCTACCGTTGGTGGTACGAACAACAGGACGCAGGGTACGATGTCGAGAGCCTGGAACAGAGCTTCGACATCCCCCTGCTGTCGCCCAACACTGGGGCCAAGCTCAAAGGGAATCTTAGAGGTAAAATAGACCGGGTGTTCTCGGCTGGCCCGGCCAACAGGTTCGTCCACGATTACAAGTCCACCAGTAAAAGCATCGACCCTGATTCGACATTCTGGGCACACCTTACGTTAGACACCCAGACCCGGCTCTATACCTACGCAGCCAAACAGCTGGGACTGGGGATGTGTGGGGTATTATATGATGCCTGGCACAAGCCGGGGATCAAGCCTAAGAAATTGTCACAGGCTGATAGTAAAAAGTTCGTGGCTTCGGGGGAGTACTGTGGTGAAAAATTTGAGATCAAGACGGAATCAGGTGGTGATATAGGTGTGATCGCTGTCAACGGGTCGCAGGCTGATATTGAACCTGGAGCCAAAGAAGGCACGTTCGCCATCAGAGAGACCCCACAGATGTTCGGTGCTCGACTACTGGCTGACATCACCGAGCGACCAGAGTTCTACTTCGCCCGGAAGGAGATCGTCCACCACAGTACAGACATCGAGGCGTTTCAGTGGGAACTATTTAATATCTATCATAGCATCAGGCAGATGAAACTGAGGGACAGATGGTGGGGTGATGAATCCCAATGCGAGGCCACGTTCAAATGTCCGTATATTGATTTCTGTTACAACCATATTAACTTGGGGCCGGATGATGTCCCTGAGAATTTTCAGAAAAGGGGTGTTAAATGATACAATATATAGCTATTGTTGAACTACCAATTATTATAGGGTTATTACTTGTAATTGCTATACACACGGGAAGGAGTAAAAAATGAGACCAATACCACCTAAACCCGGAACCAAACCATCACCGAGGCCCGGCTCCGGCCCGGCCAAGCAGTTCACCATAGAGCAGTGGGATGGGTCAACGTCTGGTGAGAAGGTGATGCTCTATGCCGAAACAGGTATGGGTAAGACCACCCTCGCTTCAATGTCACCCAACCCGGTATTCATCGGCCTTGATGACGGTGGCCGGAAACTCAAACATCCTCAGACTGGGGAACTCTTGCGACACATTCCCAACATTAGTACGTTCGAGGATGTCCGGGCTGCTCTGGGAGCTTGCCTGACCCTTGATTGTGATACGGTTGTGATAGACACAGGGACTATCCTTGAATCATGGGCTGAGGCTTACGTGCTGAAAACAGTACCCACTCCCCAAACTGCAAAACAAAAGAATCTTGAGAGTTATGGTTATGGCAAGGGGTACAAACATCTGTATGATGCTATGCGACTACCTCTACTTGATTGCGACCGACTGATTGAAGCGGGCAAGAATGTTATAGTGATTTGTCAGTCAGTCAACAACAAAAAGGCCAATCCCGCTGGTGACGATTACCTATGTAATGAGCCTCGGTTATACCATAGTCGAGCATATTCAGTCCTCTTAATGTGGTGTGAATGGGCTGACCACATCCTTCGTATCGACTATCAGGGAACATGGGTAAAGAAGACCAACCCAGATGCTTCATTTGGTAAGGTATCAGGTGACGTCACCCGTGTAGTTCAAGCCAAAGAGGAGACTTATTTCAAAGCCAAAAGTCGAACACTGGATGATCCAGTGATAGCGTTTAGTACCAAGGACGATGATTCGTTGTGGACGTTGATGTTCCAGAAAGGGGAATAGAGATGGCACGTAAATTTAGTATAGGAGATACGGTAGAGGTTGTATCTGGGCCTGTGAATAGTGTGAAAATAGGGCATAAAGGTAAGGTAATAGGTTATGGACCGGGTATACCATATCCTTACTTGGTGCAACGAAGAAATGGTAATACAGGTGCTTTTAGTACAAGAGAACTCAAACTAATCAGAAAGGGAACTAAAAATGGGACTAATTAATCAAGTAGGTTACTTCAAGGGTTACATAGTAGATGGTGGGCTGGGACAGTCAAGTGGTGGTTTGCCACAAGAAGAATGGGCACTTAAAGCAGAAGAAGTTTATGACGGAGATAATCAAGAATATGTCCCAGTAGACAATGAACACGATGAGATTACAGCGTATTTGATCCTTATGAGTTATAAAGATAAGGAAACCAAAACTGCCCAACAGATAAAGAAGATTACAGGATGGGACGGAGCCAGTTACGTAGACCTATGTGAAATGGACTTGGCTAATGTGCCATTATCATTCCTGGTAGAGGAAAATACCTATGAGGGCAATACAACACTTCAGGTCTCATGGGTGGCCGAACCCGAAGCCCCACCAACCAGGTCAGTAAGTAAAATTAGTAAGGAAGACGCGCAGGCACTTCAGCAACGCTACGCTGGTATCCTCGCTTCGACCAAGGCTCCGACTAAGGCTGCATCGGCTAAGTCAGGCAAACCGGCAGCGACCGAGCCAGAGACCAAGACAGAGACCGAGCCAAAGACTACGGCTAAGGGTAAGAAAACTTCATCTAAGACCATCAGACCGATCGCTCCTAAGACCACAACACCAGTGGGTAAATGCTCGGCTGATGATGCATACAATACCTGTCACAAATTGAAACGGGATGACGTGACGGTTGAGAAGCTGAACGAGTTGTGGACAGCGGCTGCGGCTGAGGTCAACAAGGACGAGGCCAAGATCACAGAAGAGCAGTGGTTCCAGATCAAGGAGAATCTATTGAAGGCTGTGAGTAAGGTGTAACGAACTCTGGCGAGGCGGTGGCGGTAGCCTGATATGTTTGTTAAGGCGATGTATAAAACCCAACTAAAGAAGCAACCGTATTGCGGTTTGAATAGGAACCGCCCGCCTCGCTAATTTTTGGGAGTGATTGAGATGGAACTACAAATAAACCCTAACAAATTAGTACGTATAACAGAAAATCATGGTGGTTATCTTAGCGGGGAATGTGTAGTTTGTGGGGCATCAGGATGGTTTGACGGAAAATTAGGACGTAAATATGGTGACAAAAAGAATCCTGGGGCTGATTTAGAACATAAAAAGAATTGTCCCATAAACAAGGAAATTTAACCCATGCCTAACCTAAACACGTTCCACGACATCTATGTACAGAACATTGCAAGGTTCCCAGTCCTCTATGACGAACTCGCCAGTCAACTCGGCGTATCGCCAGAATCCACGTTCAAAATAGGTACTGGCCTGATCCCACTGGATGAGCAGGGCAATTGGTCATGGACAACCCCGGAACGTGATGCACAGGGGATAGTAACTGGCCTCTCCAAACGACTCATAGGTGGTTCCAAGTACATGGTCAAAGGCTCAAAACGTGGCCTGATCTACGCGGTCAACCACGACATCACACGCTATGAGAAACGACAATGGGTACGAGTCTCAATAGACCACCCGTGCCCCCTTTGTGACAAACCGGATGGATGCCTGTACCCAGAAGGAGAATACGACAATCCTAATGCCGTGATCTGTGTTCACATTGCTTCGGGTGCGGCCAAACCAATGGAAATCGGCCAC